GCAGTATTGTCAGCTTATGCACATGGTAACTCAATAGGTGGTCCTATATTAGGGGGTATTGAAGCTGGTGTAGCTGGTGCTTTTGCTATTGCACAGATTCGTAAAATTGAACAATCTACATTTACCCCAAGTACACCAAGCGTTGGAGGTGGTGTAACAGGAGGACAGCAACAACAAGAAAGAATACAAGCCCCTACATTCAACGTAATTGGAGAAGCTAACCAAACACAACAAGTAAGTGATAAGCCTGTTAAAGCTTATGTAGTAAGTGGAGAGGTTACAACACAACAATCATTAGATAGAAATAGATTACGCAACGCAACGCTTTAAAATAGTTATTAGGTTATGAAAGAAGTAGAGCTAAAAATATCGGATGAATCGGTTGATGGAGTTTTCGCAATTTCATTGGTTGACCGTCCTGCAATAGAGGAGGAGTTTATTTTGTTATCAAAAATAGATGTTCAATTCAAAGTTATTGACGAGTTAAAACGTGAGGTTGTAGGTTTGGTTTTAGTGCCTAACAAAAGAATACTTCGCATGATGAATGGGGAGAAATTTAATATTTATTTTTCAGAAGAAACCATCGCACAAACTCAGTTATTATGGATGAAAAACAACTACTCGAAAAGTGCGACTTTAGACCATGAAATAAAAACGGATGGAGTTACATTCTTTGAAAGTTGGATTGTTGAAGACGAGAAACAAGATAAGTCTAATTTATACAACCTAAACGCTAAAAAAGGTAGTTGGGTGATAAAGGCAAAGATTGAAAACGATGAGGTTTTAAAAGGTATTAAAGATGGTACTTATAATGGATTTTCAATAGAGGGTAAGTTTGATGGATTAAACCAATTGTCAAAAGTTGACGAGGAGTTAGAATTAATTAAGGATTTTTTAAAAAGTATATAAAATGGAAAAGAAAGTAAAAGCTCCTGCAAGTAGAAAAGGAGGAAAACAAGCGTGTCTTTGTGAAGATGGTACATACAAAAAAGAATGTTGTAACGGTAGCACAATAGCACAAGGAATTTATCAAATATCAGAGCTTACAAATGCTGAGATAATTCACACAATTATACCAAGAACTTTTGTAAACGGCAACGAAATTTAAACCAATAGTTAATTAGTTATGAAGACAGAAATTTTACAAGCAATAAACACGCTAAAAACTTACTTAGGAATGGAGGTTAAGTTAGAGCAAATGAAGTTAGTTGATGGTGCAACTTTAGAAGCTGATAAATTCGAGGCTGGTTATTCCGTATCGGTCTTAAGTTCAGAGGGTGAAATGGTTCCTTTGCCAGTTGGTGAGTATGAATTAGAAAGCGGAATGGTATTAGTAGTTACAGAAGAGGGTGTAATTGCTGAGGTTAAAGAAAAAGAAGCAGAGCAAGAAGTTGAAGTAGAAGTTGAAGCATCAACAGAAACTAAACAAGTAGAAGCACAACCGAAAAAAGTTGTTGAATCTAAAGAATATCATTTTTCTTCTGATGAGATTAAAGCTTTAATTGATGAGGTTGAGAATTTGAAAAAAGAAATTATTGATTTGAAATCTGAAAAGTACGTTGAAGAACAACCTACGGACACTGTTGAATTTTCAAAACATGAAGAGGTTAAACCAATTTCTTACAATCCTGAAAATACAACTCCTGTTGATTGGACTGATTTGACTCCTAAAGCTCCTATGAGTGGATTAGATAAAATTTTAGAAAGAATATATAACAAATAAACAAAAAAGATATGGCTACAAGTTTATCATTAACGACAAGTTACGCAGGTGAATCATCTGCAAAATGGGTATCTGCTGCATTATTAAGCGGAAATACCTTAGCGAATGGAGGTATGACAATTCTACCAAACATTCCATACAAAACAATTTTGCATAAATTAGGAACTGATGGGCTTCTTAAGAATGCAACGTGTGATTTTGACCCTACGTCAACTGTAACAATCACTGAACGTTCTTTAACATTGGAGCAATTCCAAGTGAATGTTAATTTGTGTAAATCAAACTTCATTACATCATGGCAATCTGCTGAAATGGGATTCAGTGCTAATAAAGTGCTTCCTAAATCTTTCCAAGATTACTTTTTAGCTTATATGGCTGACAAAGTATCTGCTGATGTTGAAACGTCTATTTGGAGAGGTGCTAACGCAACAGCAGGTCAAGTTGATGGTATTGCGACTTTAATTGCTGCGGATGCTGCTTTGCCAACTGCACAAGAAGTAGCGGGTACAACTGTAACTGCTTCAAATGTTATTACTGAGTTAGGTAAAATTCTTGATGCAATTCCTGCTGCTTTGTATGGTAGAGAAGATTTAAGAATTTACGTACCACAAAACATTTTTCGTGCCTATGTTCGCGCGCTCGGAGGCTTTGGGGCGTCTGGCGTAGGAGGTTCAGGAACAGATGCAAAAGGTACACAGTGGTATTCTATGATGAATGATTTATACTTTGATGGTGTAAAATTATTCGTTGCAAATGGATTGGCTGCAAACACTGCTATCGCTACAACTATTGACAACCTTTACTTCGGTGCTGGTTTAATGTCTGACTTGAACGAAATTAAAGTAATTGATACTTCTGAGATTTTAGGAGACCAAAACGTGAGATTCGTAATGAGAGCAGGTATGGCTGTTAACTATGTAAACGCTGAAGAGATTGTTACTTACGGAATTACAAACTCCGCAAATTAATATTAACTAATTGTAATTAGGGTGGTGCAAAAAACACCGCCCTTTTTTTTTGAACTTTAAAAATATAAAAATATGAGCTGTGAAATTTTAATCGGACGAGCTGAAACGTGTAAAGATTCAGTAGGTGGTCTTAAGAATGTTTACTTTATTAATACTGTACCTGTTGCAACGTTTGATACTACGCCAGTAGAAGCTACTGACGTTATATTAAGTGCTACGGGGGTAACTCAATTGTTTAAATTTGAACTTAAAGCAAACGAAAATACATACGTTGAAACTATCGTATCTGATAGAAATAACGGAACAACTGTATTCCAACAAGCTTTAAATTTAAAATTAAAGAAACAAGACGCAACTACTCACAAATATCTTAAATTATTAGCTTATGGTTTAGTGAGAGTTGTAGTTGAAAACAATTCAGGACAGTACTTTTTAGCAGGTTTAGACAGGGGAATGGACGTTACGGGAGGAACAATAACGTCGGGCGGAGCCTTACAGGACCATAACGGATACACCTTAACTCTAAGCGGTGAAGAGAGAATGCCGGCACCTTTCTTAAATTGTACTACTGAGGCTTCTTTAGCTACTTTGTTTGCTTCTGCTACTGTTATTAGTGATAATTCCTTAGTTGATTAGTCATGAGTTGCGAGCTTCTTATAGGCCGACAAGAAACGTGTAAGGATAGCCTTGGTGGGTTGAGAAATGTATATTTTTTCAATCAAGAGCCTGTTGTTACTTATTACTTAGACGATAGCCCACCACCTCCCGGAAATACTACTGCAATTGGATTACAAGATGTTATTAAATATGTAAGTGGTGTTGGTGCTTTGTATAAATTTGAGCTTAAAGCAAATGAAAATACATACATTGAAAATGTATTAAGCGACCGAAGTAATGGAACAACTGTGTTTCAACAATCATTAAATATTAAGCTTAAAAAACAAGACGCTACAACGCATAAATATTTAAAACTTTTAGCTTACGGGAAAGTAAGAGTAGTTGTAGAAAATAATAACAATCAGTTTTTTTTAATGGGTTTAAAATTTGGTGCTGAAGTTACGGGAGGAACAATTACATCGGGAGGAGCCTTACAGGACCACAATGGTTATACTTTGACACTTACAAGTGAGGAGTTGAAGCCTGCACCTTTCTTAAATTGCTCAAGTGAAAATTTATTGATTGAAACTGCTGACGGAAGTGGAATAGGTGTTTTTGATTTTGGAACGCAAATTATCACTGACAATTCTTTAGTAGATTAATTAAAATTAGTACAATTGAACCCTACCTATTATGGTGGGGTTTTTTTTGTTTGAAACAAATTCATTTAAAATGGTTATTACTATATGAATATAGTTGAGCCAATAACAACAACACAAAGTTTTATAATTAGTCCGAGAGCTTCTGTAAATAGGTTGCGAATTACGGATAAAGAAACAAATATTACTGATGTGGTAAACGTTACTTCTGTGGTTGGTAGTTATTATACTACTGTTACTTTTGCTTATTCGAAATTAAAAGAGGGACACGTTTACAGAATAGAGCTTTATGATACAACATTAACAGATCCTATTTACTATAAGGGTTTAATGTTAGCAACTGCAAATGAAGATGATTATTCATTAAATAAAAATTACTATACACAAAATACTACTATAAATGAGTTTACAATTTTCGAATAAAGTCATTGAATTAAGTGCCTACGTACAACCCAAAATAAGCGAAGATAAGAGGGAGGATTGGGTTAACTATGGTGAAGACAATAATTATTATCAATTCTTAATTGAAAGGTTCTTAAACAGTGCAACAAACAACGCTATAATAAACAATATTTGTAAATTAATCTATGGTGAAGGGTTGTATGCAAAAGATTCATTTCAGAAGCCAGAAGATTGGGCGAATGTTATTAGCATTATTTCACAAGAAGAGCTTAAGAAACTAATCATTGATTTATATTTATTAGGGCAAGGAAGCTTACAAGTTCATTATAATGACAGACATGATAAAGTAATTGAGATTTTTCACATACCTCAACAACTTTTAAGGCCTGCAAAATGCAATGAAGATGGAGAAATAATTACACAATACTATTCAGATAATTGGCAAGATGTTAAGAAGTTTAAGCCTAAACCATTTCCTGTTTTTGGAACGTCAAAAGAAAAGATTGAAATATTGACAATTCAACCTTATAGCGTTGGTATGAAATATTTTAGCTATGTTGATTACCAAGGTGCTTTGGATTATGCGGTATTGGAGGAAAAAATTGCTGAATACCTTATAAATGAGGTAACTAACGGATTTTCGCCAACGACTGTACTAAATTTCAATAATGGGCAACCTGCTGACCAAGAAAAAGACGATATCACTAATAGAATAATGAACCAATTAACAGGTTCAACAGGAAAGAAGTTAGTAGTATCTTTTAACGATAACGAAGCTACAAAAACAACAATTGATAGTGTACCTTTAAACGATGCACCAGAACATTATGCTTATTTAAGTGAAGAATGTAGAACTAAAATAATGGTAGGTCATAACGTTGTTAGTCCTTTGATTTTTGGTATTGCTACGACAACAGGGTTTAGTGCAAATGCTGATGAGTTACAAAATTCGTTTACATTGTACGAAAACATGGTAATCAAGCCAAAACAACAGTTAATTATTGATTCTTTAAAAAAGATTTTTAGAGTAAACGACATCAATTTAGATTTAGCATTTAAATCTTTGAATCCATTTAAGGCAAGTAATTCAGAATTACAAACATTGTCTAAACAAGATGATCATGATGAACTATTAGCTTATTTAGATTTATTAGATGGAGAGGTTGTAAGTGATGAATGGGAATTAGTTGACGCACGTGAATTCAAAGAAGATAACGAGCCTATTGAAGATTGGGCAAATAGACTTATTAAGCCAAAAAAAGACCTTTACACTAAATTAGCGGAGGTTATAACATCAAAGCCAAGCAGAGAATCAAACTTAGATAAAAGCGTTTATAAAGTAAGATATCAATATTCTGAAAGATATTCTAAACCAAATTCAAGAAGTTTTTGTAAACAAATGATGTTACGTACAAATAAAGGTGTTGTTTATCGCTTAGAGGACATTGATAAAGCAAGTAGAGAGGGTATAAATAAACAATTAGGGCATAAAGGACAACCATATGATTTGTTTCGTTTCAAAGGCGGTGTTAAATGTGGTCATTTTTGGCAGGAAACACTTTACAGACTTAAGAAAAAAACAGATGGTACATATGTAGAAGATAAAGCTTTGAGTTCTTCTGCTGAGGTTGGAAGCATACCTAAATCATATGCGCCAAGACCGAGAGGTAATGCGGATTCTAAAAAAGCTCCGATTGATATGCCAAACCAAGGA